TTGAGGGGCATGGCCCTACTCGCCGTCCCCTTCGTCCCGCTTGCCGGTGTTGGCCCGGCGGTAGGCCTTCGTCTCCGCGGCTGCGGTGCTGGTCTGGACGCTGGCCCGCAGATCGGCCCCCGGGACGACAGCCGTGGACCCGACCCCGACGAAGCCGGCCTCCAGAGCCTTCTCCACCACCGCAGATTCCAGGGTGGAGGTGCCCACAGTCAGCTCTTCGAGCACGGCTGCGGCCTCCAGCTTGAAGTCGCCCGATCGGGCATCCCGCACAGCCTGCCGAACCACGCTGATGACTCGTTCCTTGAGCTTCTCGTCCATGACGATCTCCTATGCCGCGACGGGCATCTGGCTGGTACCTGCTTCCGGCCCGCCCGGGGTGGGGGTGCCGATGACGGGGGCCTGGGGCGGGGGAAGGCCAGCCGCCTGGGCCTGGGCCGGGTTGATCTGGGGCGCTGCCGCTGGCGCCTGGGCCTTGGCCTGCAGCTGCTTGCACGACTCCATGAAGCGGCGGAGGTCTTCCAGCCGGTCTTCGGGGCACCCCTGGATCCGCTCCCGCAGGTAGCGGTTCTGCGCCACCGTCATGGCCATGTTGAGATCCATGTAGGGCTCGGGGCACTCGTAGGTTCCATCCTCGACGATCCGATCCAGCATCCAATCGATGGCGTCCCGGCTGGCGGTGTTCAGCTCGATCACGGCATCCGTGTCGGGGTAGTCGATGAGGCGGAGGTAATCGTCCTTCGAGATCTGACCCGTCTGGAACATCTCCGCCGCCCGCTGGAGACGCCCCGCCGGGGAGGTGGGGAGGCTGGAGACCGGGAAGGCCTTCAAGATCGCCTTGTCGTCCTTGAGGCCCTTGAGGTCGTTCCAGTCGATGACGTCGATCCCGCCCCGGTATGGCGCCTTGACCCGCGGCTGGATCGCCGCCGCCAGCTCGAGGTCCAGCTCCGCCAGGTCCACCATGGCGTCTTCCAGCTGCATCCCCAGGGTGACGTAGCGCTCGCTCTCGGCTGACTCGAAGGCGCGCAGGGCTTCCCCGCTGTTGAGGCCGGCTGGCTTCATGGCCTGGGCGGCGAGCTCGGAGATCCCCACCCGCTTGTAGGCCCGTTCGATCGTGTCCTCCAGGTGCCGGTAGAGCTCCGGCGGGACCGCCTGGGGGGTGATGAACGTGGGAGGCATGCCGGGCTGGTGGCGGATGATCCCGGCGGCCTTGCGCCCCAGGGCGTCGTCCGTGACGCCAGATCCGGTGGGGACGAGCCAGCGGCCCGCGGCCATGCGATCCTGGCACTGGTCGATGACCTGCTGCGTCTTGTTGATGTTCGCCTGGAAGGACCCGAGGATCTCCGGGATCCCGATGTTCCAAAAGCCCCGCCCCGCCGAGACGCACGACAGCTTCACGAACGGGTAGCGCTTGCGGGTGTACTTCTCGTCCACCAAGGCGATCCGGTCGGAGATGGTGAGCACGTGCCGGCCTGGAGTCCCGTCCGGCTCGGGCAGCTTCCACCCCTCGAGCACGGCCACCATGCTGGTGTGGCTGGAGGACGTCATCCCGAACCACATTGGGCCCTGGAAGGAGCCGGGGGCGGTCTCGATGGCCATGCGCATCTCGGGGTCGTCCCCGTAGATGGCCAGCAACTCCCCTCTGGACATGAACGTCCGGTGGATCAGCGACCGGGGCCACTTCCCGAAGTAGAGGGCGTCCCAGGGGTCCACCAGGAGCTCGTCCCCCAAGATCACGTCATGGACGATGCGCTTGCCGTCCGCGCTTGGGCTGGCCTTGATGAACCCGTCCCCGTAGGTGAGGGCGTCGGTGAACATCTGGCGGGAGAGGCGATAGGTCTGGGTCTCGTGCCATACCCCGTCGATGAAGCGGGATTTCTTCTTGCCCGTCATGCGGGCCGAGAAGTCACCGCCGTCCGTCAGGAACAGGATCCAGGGCTTGTTTCGCCCCACCTTGTTGGTGAGGGTCTCGACCGAGGACCCCACCACGTTGAATACGGGGGCCTTCCACTCCCGGAAGTCGAGGGCCGAGATCGACGAGCGGGTGAGGGCCAGCCCGTAGATGTTCGGAAGGTCCCGGTTGGTGGCGAGACGGGCGTACACCAGATTCTTGGTGCGCCGCTCGAAGTCGAAGCTCTCGAGGTAGGCGGCCCAGCCGGCCAGGGCGGTCGGAAGGGATCCCTCGTCAGAGTCCCACCAGCGCCCGGTGGTCCATTGGGTGATCTCCTGGTTCACGGGCTACGCCTGGGTGGGGTCGCCCGTGTTCACCAGTCGGGCACCGTCCGCCAGGGCCTGCAGGATGTCCGGCCGGCTCTCGCCACCGGCCAGTGCCTGCGCCTGGCGCGCGCGGGCCGCATCGGCCGCCCCAATGCCGCCGGCCGCAGCTTGGCGGATGGTGTCGAAGGGGTCCGCCGGCAGCGGCGCCACTCGGTTGATCGCCTCGACCACGCCCAAGGGGGCCATGTCGCACTCGAAGGTGCCGACCCGCAGGTGGGTGACGCCATTCTCGCGAGCCGCCTTCAGGACCGCGGCCAGCTGAACAGGGTCAGGTAGGGCTACGACGGTGGGCGGCACTCATAGGTGCCGGGATTTGTGCCCGGTGTCCCCGAGAGGAGGAACTACCCGCCAGATGCCGCTGGCGGTCCCGGCTCTCCATGCGGATTGACCCCGGGGAGACGGGGTGAAAGGACGGGCGGCCCGCACATCCCGGCCGCGGGCGCGAAGCGAACTCCCGCGGCGTCTCCAGTTGCGGGGGCGAGAGTCGAACTCGCCTAAAACCTGGTTATGAGCCAGGTGGCCGGCCGATGGCCCACCCCGCAGTGACGCCGGTCAGGCGTCGGGTTGATGGAGGACTGTCTGTAAATTTACCCCCAACCCATCCCGCGCGTCCCGTCTTCGTCTTCCTCGTCCCGCTCCCGCACCTCCGCAAGGGCCGCCTTCACCTCGGCCCGGTGACGTTCGATGTCGGTCTTCGGCTCTTCGGGCTGGGCCTCGAAGGCGTCGAAGTAGTCCCCCAAGCCGTAGCGGCCGGCCTCCGAGGGGTCCGGGTGACCGGCGCCGCGAGGCCAGCGGTAGATCCCCTTGGCCCGCGCGTCCGGGTCCCACTTCGTCCGCTGGTAGTCCTGCTCGAGCGGGCTTCCCGCCATGATGTGGGCCCGGCCCTCATGCAGGAGGTCCCGGTTGCGCTCCACCTGGCCCTTCAGGTCCGTCTTCTTGGCGGCCTTCACGAGGGGGATCCCGAAGTCCTTCTGTAGGTTGTCGATCTCCTGCTGGCTCTGGGTGTCCTGCCGCGGGGGAAAGCAGGCCCCACCCCGCTGGGTGGCGTAGCCCAGGAACACCCGGTAGGCCAGGCCCAGGACCGAGTACATGGGGGTTGTGGTGAGGTTGGCGTTCCTAGGCGAGCACCAGTCGAATAGGTGCCAGACGTCCCGGGAGTCCGTCCCCCACCCCCAGCCCTCCACCGCGCAGCGGTCACCACCGCCTGGGTCCAGCGCCAGGGCGAAGAACTTCACCCCGGGCGGGGGCTCGGCCGCCATCAGGCCGAAGCGTGCGCCGTCCTCCTTGTCCGTCTGGATGGGGTGGGCGTAGGGGATGAGATGCGGGCCAGCGGCCGGCCCGGCCGAGTACGTGGCGTAGAGCTCGGTCAGCCATTTGGGCCAAGCCGGCTGATAGGCGTTCCGGCTGGCGTCGTACCCGTAGGCACCGACTGTCGTGGACCAGATGCGCTTGCGGAACCAGTCGCGCTGTATCTGGGGGTCGTCGATGCTGATGCTGTGCTTGCGCAGGTACTCGTGCAGCTGCGCCATCGCCTCGGGAGTGTGGATGTTGGCGGCCCGGGCCCACTCGTGATGGCTGTAGGCCTGCGACCCCTCTTTGCCCCCGGTCTTGCTCTCCGGGTCGTAGGCGGCGAGGTCCAGGAACTTCCCCACCGGCATGTCCGGGAGCACCCCCAGCAGGATCACCCGCGTGGTGGGGGTGAGCATGGGGGGCAACATCACCTTGAGGATGTACTCCAGCACATGGGGGGGCTGGTCTTGCGCTTCGTCGATGCAGATGATCCCGTTGGCGAGCCGGTTCCCCAGGAAGTTCTTGACGTGCTTGAGGTCGTCCGTCCCCGCGAACATCACCCGGGCCTCGTTGGGGAAGGTGGTGATCATCATCCCCTGGTTGTGGCAGCGCTCGGGGATGCCGTAGCGCTCGCACAAGCCCTGCTGCCACACCGGGACCCAGTTGGCGATCTTGACCGCCGGGCCCGTCAGGTGAAGGAGCACGTTGAGGGAGCGGGGGAAGTTCTGGGCGTTCTCGAACATCGCCCCGTCGGCCCCCCAGGTCTTCCCCGACTGCCGGGCGCACAGCCAGTGCTGGAATTGCTCCCGGTCTTTGATGGCGGCGAGCTGGTCGGAGTGGGTGCCGCAGAACTCCTCAGCCGTGAAGATGAGGCGGGTGTCTAGCTGGGGCTCGACCGGTTTCTTGAATCCCGCGTCTGTCAGTCCTACCAGCCGCTCTACGTCGGCGTAGAGGTCGTCAAGGGCGCTCACTCGACCAGCTTACCGCACCTGCAGCAGCGGGCGGGGAGCGAGACCAGGAACGTGGGGCCGCAAGTGTGGAAGTAGTGGCCCAGGAGGGCGCACATGATGCGAGCGATCACCTCACCAGCTCCTTGGCCTTCGTCTCTACCTGCTCCCGCTCCAGCGTCTTGTCGACGACTCGATATACGACCCGGGCGGCGATCATCAGCGGGCCGATCACAACGAACGGATCATGATCGGGCAGGGCTGGGTAGATAGCCCAGCGCGTGGTCATCTGGTTCTCGTCGCTGAATACGCCGCCGCCGGTCTCCACCCCAGGTCAGGCCCGTGACCATCGTTCTCTCGAAGTGACCATGGTCTGGGCACGGGCCCAGCCAGACGACCATCCCGGGGCGCAGCTCGTCGAATGCCTCGACCAGCTTCACCGGCTCCCCGTTGATGTGCGTCAACGCGTCCTCCGCGGCACCAGGGGACGAAGCATTTCTCCCAGGATGGCCGCTCGGTGCTCCGCATCGGGGTCGCCGCCATATGGGTTGAACCGAGGCGGGCGACTGTACCAGCCATCCTCGAACCCATCGACGTAGGCATTCGCCCCAAGGCTGATTAGGTACGGGTCCGACGTGCGCTTGCTCTGGGCCTCATCCAGGGCACTCCTTACGCACTGGAGGCGCACACCCGAGCGGTAACCGGCCAGGTACACGCGGGGTTCCTTCTCGGCCCAGGGCTCCGCGGCGTCCACTGTGATC